TTCATAAACACAGTGGCAAGGTTTTAACTACCACTGATTCAATGGTTAAGGAGTTGCGTGATCATGGATTTGATGGCGATGTTATCCCCTGGACTAGGGGAGTGGATAGAACTATTTTTAAACCTAGTGATAGGTTTCCTAGTGTTAATTATGTTTTGGTCTGCGTGAGTAGAGTAAGCAAAGAAAAGAACTTAGAAGATTTCTTTGAGCTAGATTATCCTGGTGCTCGTAAGATTATGGTAGGCGATGGGCCCATGTTGGAAAAGTATAAAAAACAATATCCTGAAGTAGAGTTTGTAGGATTTAAAACAGGCCACGATCTTGCTTACTATTACAACTTGGCAGATGTATTTGTATTCCCAAGCCAATGGGAAACATTTGGCATTGTGATGATTGAAGCAATGGCCTGCGGAACTCCTGTCGCGGCTTATAACTGCCAAGGCCCTGCAGATGTCATTGATCAAGGTGTTACTGGATTCATGGTTGAACCCAGTGAAGGACTTAGAGTTGCCGTTGATAAATGTTTACAGATCAGCAGGGATGATGTGTATAGAGCAAGTCAGCGATGGACATGGCAACGAGCCTGGGAAATATTCAGAGACAACCTGGTAGAGAAGGTTTAATGAATTGGTCAGCAGTTAAACATCTGCATTTGGAAATCAGTTCGCAATGCAATGCGGCCTGCCCTCTGTGTGCTAGATATCCAACTTCCAGCTTGTACGAACATCCTAGTATTAGTATGGATCAGGTTTGGACCATTGAACAGGTTAGAGCTCGATTACCAACAGCAGACCTGATCAATATTGAAAAGTTTCTCATCAACGGCACCGTAGGCGATTTCATTACAAATCGAGATGCACTGGAAATTATACAGCACTTCAGTTCAGCAAGTCCAACAGCACAGATTGAAATCAACACCAATGGTTCAGCCAGGACTCCAGAGTTTTGGAAAAGTCTGGCCCTGATAAAAAATGTTAGAATATCATTTGCTCTGGATGGGCTGGAAGATACACATCATTTGTATAGACGACAGACCAGTTGGAAATTTATTATTGACAATGCCAAGACATTTATCAATGCAGGCGGAACAGCTGATTGGATTATGACCAGGTTCGCCCACAACGATCATCAAGTTGATGAGTGTGCAAGCCTAGCAAAGCAACTGGGTTTTGCAAAATTCTATGCCAGACACAGTGATAGATATTTTGCTCCAGCCAGGGACAAGAATGGAAATACCACTCATGAGTTGCTACCAGCACCAACTGCTCCATATACTTCAAGCACTAGAACTTTGGCCGAATTGCAATCAAAGGAAGTAAGATATCGCAATGGAACATTTCGAGCTGTACAAATGCACAACAGTACGCCATTGCCCAGCTTGGACAATTGTGAAAGCCTGCGAACCAGGAGCATTTATGTTGGTGCAGATTGGTCTGTTGCGCCCTGCTGTTTCATTGGCATACTATCCTTTACCCAAGTAACAGATCACAGGTACGAAAGCTTTTTAAATGCACTAACAGAAGCAGGGTTAACAATGCAAGATTTGATTGCCAAAAACACAGTAAAAGCAATAGTAGATCAGGGGTTTGATTGGATTTATAATCGCATTACAACAGACCGTGCATTAATGAGCTGTTTTCAATCCTGTCATCCTGACAAATCAAACTACAGGGTAAGCCAAGCTACCAAGTTGGCCAAATCTAATAAATAACGGACAGGAGGATACTATCATGTACCAAAATACTCAAGAAGAATGCCCAAAATGTGGCGGCAAACATAGCAAGTAAGGAATAGAAAATGGCACTCATTGACAGCGTAATGAATTTAATTAATAAGACACCAAAAGATCCGGATGCCCCAAAGCCTCCATCAGGATCACGATCAGAGCGTGAAGCAAAGATCAAAGACAAAGCCGGTATGGTAATCAATGTATTTGCATTGTTACTTGCTGTCAATGCTTGGTACGGCGGAACACTTGGTTCAACTGTTTTAAACAATACAATTAAAGCAAATGACACCTGGGCTTTTTATCAGGCCAAGTCTATGAAGCAGACTATGGCTGAATATGCTCGTGATGATGCACTACGAGCAAAGGATATTAAGCGAGCAGAAGAACTAAAAGCAAGAATTGATCGATATGAAAACGAGCCAAAAGATGGCAAGAAAGATTTAATGGTTAAAGCCAAAGCACTTGAAGCCGAGCGCGATGAGGCCAAGAAGCGTAGCCCATGGATTGGATATGCAAGTACAGCATACCAATTGTCAATTGTTGTACTGTCAGCAAGTATCCTGGCAGTCAGCATGCCTTTATTCTGGAGCAGTTTTATCGTTGCAGGTGTTGGCGTATTATTAAGTAGCCAGGGATTAATGCTTTGGTTCTAATGTTGTAAATCTGCAACATCTATAAGGGCCTCTGGGCCCTTTTTGTTTGACCGTTTTTTCAATCTGTGTTATACTAGACACTTGTCAATTTACTCGAGGTAAAGATGAATAAGTGGATCGCCATTACAGGAATATCGGCCCTTTTAATTTTTATGGTTCGCATTGAATCACGATTGGATATCATTCAGGGCGAAGTTGAGGACCTGAATAAAATTGTTAAAACTTCAACCACAGTTAAGTACACTCCTAAAGATCTTGAATGCCTGGCCCGCAATATCTACTATGAAGCAGGCACAGAGGACCAACTTGGAAAATATGCAGTAGGACACATTACATTGAATCGACTCAGGTCTGGGTACTGGGGCAAGGACATCTGTTCCGTAGTTTATTCAAAGGCTCAATTTTCTTGGACCTTAAAAAAGAAACTGCCTAAACCCAATCCAGCACTATATGCTGAAGCTGAAAGCGTTGCATGGGATGTCATTCATGGCTACCAAGTTAAAAGCCTAGACAAAAGCCTGTTCTATCACGCAGACTACATCAAGGACCCGCACTGGGCTGACCCATCACATAAAGTAACCCAGATTGGGCGTCATATTTTCTATACTAAAGCAAAAAACAGCTGGTTAGCAATGTTGTAAAAATGCAACAAAAAGTAGTACTTTTTTGTTGCAAAAATACAACAAAATTTCGGTTGACATTAGGCTCATTTGAGCCTATAATACGAAGTATGTTAAGCAAAAAGGAGCCCAACATGAAAGCATTGCAAGCCTACATTGATCAGAAAAACCAGTGGAACGCTATCTTCAAAGGTCGCCAGTACGAAATCAAAACGGCCCAGGGTCGCCAAGAAGTTGCTGACACTTTAGACTCAGATCTTAGCCCAGAGAATCTTACCTGTGATGGCGAACTGCCCCGCAGTCAAGTACAAGCCAAGTATCGTCAATTGACTGCCGCGGCCCGTGACTTGCAAAAGTTGGACCCTTCTGTTAAATTTTACGAATTTGCCGAATGAAGACTTGGGATTTTTACGCCAAGTGGATTGCCACAGCAATCCTCATCATTGGCACCGCAGTTAACAGCCTTGGATTTTATCCAGCAGGTCCACTTATCTTAGCAGTAGGTGGCCTGCTTTGGCTAGCGATCTCGATTTATTGGAAAGAGCCCAGCCTGATTGTAACCAATGGCGTTATGACTCTAACGGGCCTAGCAGGGCTTTGCTACAGTTATTTCTGCTGAAAAATTAAGCAGAATTTGTTGCTAAAATACAACAAAAATAGGCTCAAAATAGTTAGCAAAACGGTTGACCTTTGGACCTAGACCGCTTATAATACATACATGTTCAGTAAAAAGGAGTTCGTAATGCATAGCACTAACACTTCAAATCCTATTGATTTCCCTAGTTGGGAAGATATGTCTGCACTGGAGCAAGCCCAGTGTCAGTTTTGGGACATGTACAAGGATGCATATGGCTTCCGTCCTCGTGGTATTGATACTTCCAGCTGGACCTTGGAACAGTTTGAAGCTGAGTTTGTAATCCTGGGCCAAGCCATTGAGGATTCAGAAATCCAACGCCGAGCTGACGAGGCTGAGGCTATTGTTAAATTTGAAGACCGTGTTACAAATCTTATGCATACCGGTACCAACCGTGAGCGTGTAATTGCATGGCTTATGGACGCCGAAGGCGCCAATGGCGACTTTGAGTATTTTTGTTTCACCCAGGGCTTGCCCTATGGTTATTTTAAAAAATTGGCTTAAGGAGAAATCTATGATTGACGCAATCAGCAAAGTTGAATTCAATGGTAAGGTCTACGCCCAGGCGCATGGCAACCCTTTTGATCGTGGCTCAGCAGACAGTTATTATCATCGCGAACGCAACCCGCATTATTACCCCGAAGGCAGTTACAATGGTGACCGCATCACCGAGGACCAAATGACTTCTGCGGAAATTGAAGCCTATCATGCAGGTTACGACTATAACGAACAATGTGGTGACAAAAAGGATTGGTCATGAACTGGAACGATTTGGACCGCGAACAGCGAATCAACGAAATTATAACCTGCGTGGCCTTTGTGGCATTTTGTGTGCTACTATGTTTCATGCCTGACTTGACAAGGGGTTGATATGAACACCAAAGAACTTGACACACAGGCCGCACCAAACAAATGGTGGGCCGCCAGAGATGCTCGTATGCGTAATTTTGCAATGAGCACCAAGTACACCGAAGCACAAAAAGTCCAGGCTGAGCGCATGCGAATGGGTCTTGGCATGGTGTACTCTACCGCCAAAGAGATCCATATCAACTATCGTAAGCGTTTCATTGCTATCAAAATTGAACAGCCTACAGTTCGTGATCGTAAGAATTTGGCTTTGCTGGAAGCAGATTACACCCGTGCAGGCATTGTCAAGAAAGTTACCGCACAGGGCGTAATTTACGAAATTCCAAATAAAGTTTAATTGTTGCAAAAATACAACACAAAAACGGTTGACCAAAACGGGCAGATCCGGTATAATACTTACATACAGACACACAAACAGGAGTTTTTAAATGGCTTATATTTCCGCAAATGATGTTAAAGCAATTCGTCAAGAACTTAAAGCAGAATTTCCTGACTTTCGGTTTGGTGCCCGCAAAGGTTCAGGTTCACTATCTGTTGATGTAACAATTAAATCTGGTCCTACAGACTTCAGTGATATCTTTACACATGGCACTGGCCATGCTCAAATCAATCATTATCATCTGGGCAATTATGGCGAGCATCAGACCATGCTTGCTAAGGTAAATGAAATCATGCACAATGCACCGGGCCGCGCCGACCCTGATCGCAAGTTTTTTGACCACAGTGATGCAATGACTGATTACTTCCATACAGCATTCTACACTCACTTGCAAATTGGTTCTTGGGACACACCTTACATTCAAGTCAAGTAAGGAAAACTATGTTTGACAAAATTAAAATTTGGCTTTACAATATGAGCATGTGGTTGTATCTAGATACAATCTTTTGGGCAGTACTTGCCGCAATTGGAATCTTTTTTCTAGTTAAGAACAATTAATGTCGTATCAACTTGAATTTCCTTTTTTGTATGAAGTTACCAAGATGGATTCGAATTTGATTCGTGCAGTAGGTGAGAACTTAACATATTATTCAGTGGATGTAAGGATTGATTATGAGCGGTGGGTACAGTACTGCGACGAGTTCGAGGATTGGTCAAAAGATATCAGTATCTCGAGACTTTTCCGGCAACAGGATTAAAAGGGCAAATAAGATGCGTATTTCATTTAGACAAAAACTTAGGGCTTGGCTGTTTGAAGAAAATGACAGTCCGGCCATGGTGATTAGAAGTGACGAAGACGATAGTCGCATTGAGTCAGAATCTTCAATTCATTTTACAGTAACTAATGCCAGCGGTGGCCGCATTGTACAAGTTCGTCATTACGACAGAAAAGCAGATCGCAATGTGCATAGCCTGCACATCATAACACCAGACGAAAATTTAGCAGAAGCATTGGCTCATATCTTAATACTTGAAACAGTAGGAAAATAAATGCAAGCCTTCAAAGAAACTACCGGTGGACTATTTCCAGCACATACATATCTGTTGGATGGTACCACACTGGTGGCCTACATTAAGGTAAACGAAACAAAGCCCTTCTATTTCAAGAATGGCATTAAGGGCTTTGACAAGCGAGGACGCAAGTTTGTTGAACTCAAGTCAAATCCATTTAAGAAAATTGCAGAAACACACACAATTAAAATTGCAGGTTCAAAAGGTAACACATACGAAGTAGACCCAGAAGCTAAAACTTGCACTTGCCCTGGCTTTACATTTCGTGGAGCATGTAAGCATATTGAAGGAGTTTCAAAATGATGTCATTGCGCGAACTAATGATTGAGTATATTCTCTTTGCATTTGAAGAAGAAGAACTAATGCAAAAGTTTCAAGTAAACGAAGAGGACCTTGCTAGCATTGGTGATATGGACCTTCTTGAAATTTATGACCAAACACTTTTAAGCCCGGTGCAAGAATGATTTCACTCTATCATTTTAAAGAAGGCTCTTCAGATAAAATTTGGGGTTGGACTAAGACTGAGGATGGTGCAATAAGTTTTTGGGGTCGTACCCGTGGCACCCTTGCCTTTAAGGTCTACCATTCGGTTTATGAAGTTACCAAAGTTGAGAGGTCCAAGCGTGACAAGGGATATAGGTTCATCAGTGGAGATCCAGTTGATCACCTACTGCCCGAGGACTTTGAGGGCCAACTACTTTTGGCTAAACTAGGACAGGTTAAATTTGCATAAAATGGTTGACTTCCAAAGCCGTTTCATGCATAATAAGAATATGGACACTAAGTTCATATGCGTCGAACAAGCGTTTCTTGTTCACACACTCACAGACAGGAGTTTCAAATGAGTGAAAAACTTTTTACAGTAGCCGGTTATTCAACCAAAGATGGCAAAGTTAAGGCTCGCTTTGCAACAGATATGACTCGTATCAAGACCTTGGTCAAGACTGGTCATACCGACATTCAACTTTATGAGTTGGCCAAGCCAGCGACTAAGATTGAAGCGTTGGAGTTCTTGCACGGCAAGAATATTTCTGGTACAGCAGGCATTGCCGTTGCTGAGGAATTGGCCAAGCGTACTAAGCGCAAAGTTGCCGACCTTATCAAGACAGGCCCTGTTTCCAAAGCCGCCTAATAGACTTTGGGCCTTTGGGGGCGGGCTAATGCCCCCTATATATTTTTAAGGATGCACATGTCAGCTCAAACTACCTTTGTTATTCATGCACTAGAAACACATCCTAGTCGTCTTGAGAAAGAAGCAATTGTTGAAGCTGAAGCCCTTGCAGGGAACGACGAGTTCTTTGAAGGCGTACGCCTTGCACTTGACCCAATGATTACTTTTGGTGTCAAGAAAATCCCCAAGCACAGTGGCCCAGATGGACAAGGTTTAACTTGGAC